CTTTCATGTTACCGCCAGCTTCATCGTTATCTGCAATGACATATATCTCATTGAAATACTTTTGAAGTAGGTCTGTTTGTATCTTGGATACGTTTGCACCAAGAGTTGCTACAGCAGGAAAGCCACACTGGTCAAGTCGAATAGCATCAAATGATGATTCAACTACATAGACTTTGCTTGATGCTTTTACTCTGTGTAGATTAAATAGAACTTTGCTCTTTGGCAGTCCTGGTGTATTTTTAAATTCTTTGCCCTCAACGGAGCGTCCCACAAAGCCCACTGAAACGCCTTCAGGGGACGCTACAGGGATTGTAACCATATCTTGCTTCTCACTATACCCCAAATCAAATTTGCGTATTGAAGCCTCTGTTATGAGCCTACCAGAGTAGTATCTGATTGCTCTAGGAGAGTCTAGGGCTTGTTGATTTAATCGTTTAATCTGTAGTTCGTCATATGGAAGGTAGTCTGGTTTAACAACCAATGCCTGATTAATTTGATAGGAAAGGTCAGTCTCTGTTTCTTTGGACTTAATAAAGCGTACTGCTTCAAAATAGGTACGGCTAGAGGTGTGCATAACAAAAGCAGTTAGGTCGCAAACGTGCTGACAGGAGAAGCAAAAGAAGAATCCAGAACTCTTGTCAATTTCACCAGCAGGTGAGCGAAAGTTATTGTGGAAAGGGCAAAAGATGATGTAGTCAGAATCTACTTCTGATTCGATGTTGATGCCTGACCCTGCGAGTACTCGCTTGATTTGTTCTGCCGTATATACGCTGTTGTTCCGTCTATTCCTGTAATCCATTCGCTCTTTCTTCTTCCTACATATGTTCCATACATTGATAATTGAAATGTAAAATATTCTGTTGTGCTATTAAATTCTATCGTAAAATCTGGGTCAATGTCAAGCCTTGGCACATATCCAGATAGACGCATTTCTGCGGTGACTAATCTGATGTATTCAGTTTTAAGTCTACCGATAGCTGCATCATCGTGGATTTGACCATCCAAGAAAAAATGTTTAATTGGTTTATGGTGTATATTGCCCATACTCCATTATAACTAGTTTTCTTCATAGTCCTTGTAACGATAGTAACCCTTGTCAAAGTCTACCTGAACCAAGAACTCACCCATAAATCCGTTACGGTTCTTACGGAATACACACTCTAGGATATCTGAGTTAGTGGCACGACCCAAAGCAAGTACCCAGTCAGCATCGTAGGCAATCTGGCGTGACCATGCTGTTTGTCCAAGAGTAGGAACAGTATCAAGCTTGGTAACATCGTCAGGTGTTGCAGACGAGATAGCAATGATAGGCATCTCTTCGCTAATAGCCATAAGCTTTAGTTCACGAGATAGGTTCTTCATGCGTACCGTCTCGTTATCTGACTTCTGGTTAGGCGACATAAGTTGCAGGTAGTCTACGATAACTAGGTCTGGCTTATACTGGTCAATCTTGCCACGAATAACAGATGGTGTAACTTCACCACCAGAGTCATTAGAGATAATGTGGAATTCTGGCTTACCAGCAAGTTCCTTAGAGTGCCAACGCTTAAGGTCGTCAATCTCTACTTGACCATTGGAAAGCTTTCTGTGCGACCAAAGACCCTCACCCATGATTGCAAATACACGGTTACGGACTTCAGTCTCTGACATCTCTAAGGAGATGATTAGTGGTGACTTGCCTTGCTTCCATGCTTGTACCGCCATGTAAAGAGCAAACCAAGACTTACCAATACCTGGGTAGGCTAGGAAGACACCCAGCTGACCTGGAGTAATACCAGCAGGTAGATAGTTGTCAAATCCTGGCAGCCCAGTCTTAATACCAATAGACCCCAATGCTTGTTGTTTTGCTAGGTTTTCAAAGTAGGCTACTGCTGAATCAAGGTCTGTTGCATCAATGTCACGAATGACTGCAGTATTCTTCTTTAGTTCTGATGTTTTTTGGATAAGGTCTTCTAGTGCCTTTGTTCCCTGACCAGACTGAACTTCTGCAGCAGTAGAGCGTAGAACATCCTTGAGACTATCATTTAAAAATTCTGCTTGTAGTTCTTCTAGGTGATACTTGGTAGCACCAACATTGTCTACAGGGGCAAAGTCACGGAACTTTTCTACAACCAATGAGGTTGGTGGCACAGTTCCATTTGCTTCAGAATAGTTGCGGATAAACTTCCAAATATCATTATGAGTTCTAAGAATGTTTTCTACGTTTGCTTGTAGCAGTACGTGGACTTGCTTATCTTCTAGTACCGCTGAAATTAGCTTGGATTCTGTATTACTCATTCAACCACTCCTTGGCTTTCGCCCTACGTTCGGCTCTCTCTGCCTCGTCTTGCTTTCTTGCTTCAATAGCATCAGCGATTCGGTCTGCATAGTTTGCAAACCACTTCCAACTTGGATTTGGACTTGTGTCAAAATAATAGTCTAGCAGATTATAGCATTCTGGTAAACCATAGGATTCAATAAGGGCATCGGCAGCCCACTGCTCAACATTTAGATTGAGCGTTACTCTTTGCTCATAGTGCTGTGTGTGCAGCTTAGAATAGCGACTGAGCAAAGCCATGCGGTCTTTGCGTTCAGCCATTACTTACCGTCAGCCTCTGACTGTGCTTCTGCTACCTTGTCTGTAAGCTTTTTCTCTACGAATGCGTAGACACGTTCAAATGCGTCATTGGTGTTTTCACCCTCACGCTTATTATCACTTACGCTAATGTCAATGCGTAGCGACTGGAAGTTGCCTAGATTCAATGTATAGCCTAGACCTACTGTTACTTTAGTGCTTTCGTTTTCCATACCCATTACTCTCTCGTTAAATTTCTTCATTCCAAACAGGAATGAATCTGCCATCTTCTGTCTTCGTATAAGTAAGTATACCATCACCCATACGTCGTGTCAACTCCTGTTTTGTAGGAGTTATGTCATTGGTAATCAGCTTATCTTTACGTGGCTGTCCAATATGGTAGGTAGCTAGTATATCACGAATTTCGTGAACCTGCAACTCTGAATAATAACTTCTTACTTGCCATCCAGTTGCCCCACCTTTTTGACTACCTGTTGGATGTGGGATAACTCCACGCTTCATAAGATTTGGCAAATATTTTTTGTGTCTATTTACAAGAGTTGCTGTTTCTCCAACTGTGTAAGCCTTAAGTCTATTACGTTTAAAGTCAACAACAAGGCAACTTTCTATTCTATCTTTTGTAATATTGTAGACAGACATAATTCCATTGGAGCGATTAATGTGGTGTGTTCTTACTAAGTCTCCATTTAAAAACCAGACTTTTTTGCTACCTGGAATTACTGGAGCACTATTATATGCTTCTCTGTCCATAATCTTATTCTTCGTATGATACAGCAGCACCAATTGCTAGTACGTTGACATTGATGGTTACCTTTTTTGCATCTGAGTTAAAAATAACAAAAAGGTCAACTCTGTTTTCAAAAACTTCTTTAACAACTACAGAAACTCCAAGAGTATTATTTTTAATACCAGACGAATTAATTTCTGGAGTTGCAACGACTAGCGGTGGATACTTAAAGTTTTGACCAAAGAAAAACGTCGTATTGATAACATCGTTCGTTGCAGAATTTGCATCCGAAGATACTGCTTTTCTTCCAGCAACAAATGAAAGTTGTGATGTTGGAATTTTTAGTTTTGGAACAGTTTTGCTTGCAGAGTTGATAATTCTTGACTGTCTTCCGACATTGCCAAGGTCTGTAGTTAGATTGTTAATTTCTGTAACAATCTGTGAAATATAATTTACGTCAATTGCTGCTCCATTAGCAGGTGTTGGTAAGTGTCCCATAATCTAATTATACCATACCCTAGATTTCTCCACCATCAAAAGCTAGTGCGTCATACACTGTGTCGGATACTATTTCTCCCAAACCCAAATCATTAATAGTATCTGATGTTATTGCGTTATCTTGTGTTGCCAACTGAACTGCAAATTTTCCATAGGTAGAGCCTGAAGGAATTGCAGCAGAAAAAGTATTTGAAGAAACTGTTCCAATGTATTGATAATTTGATACTGACCAGGTTGGTTCTGTGGCTGATGACCATTGTGAAAATATATCAAACAATGATGATTTTAATATTGAACCACCCAAAATATCCCATTGCAAAGTAATATATCTTTGGTCTGAGCTTACAGTTGCTGAGAGGGTATCTGCTGGAGATATTTCTCCAGTAAAATCTTGAACCGTATTTCCAGAAAGTTCATAAAAGCTTGACCATTGAGATTTTAAAGTACCGTCGTCAGAGACTGCCCTGTATCTAACATAATACTTAGTTCCTGCAGTTGTTAATGGTAGCATTTCTGATGTAATTACTGCTTTTTTAATAGGCATTTAAGACACATCCAATGCAAACCTAAACTCTACATATGTCATAGTTCCTTCTGGCTTTTCTAGTGGTCTTGGATATTGTGACGCTACGGTGTCAGATGATTTTAATGCTGTGTATCCAACTAAAGCAAATCTATCGTCAATTGATGATAGGTTTTCAAACCTAATGCCATCCATAGCGATATAAAAATTTGATGAAGTATCTGCATTTGCATAAATTCTTACAGATGTAACATCTTTCCAAGCAAAAGTTTCTGAGCTTTTTGTTATTGATGTTAGAGTTAGTTCATTATTAGCGTATCTATCATTTTGCGATACCGTTCCAGAATATGAATAGGTTGCTGTTACTGCAGCGTCTGTACGAAAAACAATTGCTAGCTTAATTGCTGTTGGTGCAGATGTAGCACCAAGATTTTTAGAAATAACTGAAAAAACAATTTTTAATTTATCTGAAAACTCATTTGCAGTATCTAGGTCTGGTAGCACTGGTTGTGAAATAAGTACATAGTCTCCAGTTGAAGTATTAAGATTGCTGCTGCCATCAAGTGCTGTTAGGTCGCCACGAAGCACAAGTGAGTTATTTAAAAATCTAGGTTGTTCCATTCTTTTTAATCTTGTTGAACTTACAAAGATTGCGTTATCTGATGCTAGAAAAAATGCTTTTGATGTTGTATCAATATTTTGGTCGTCGTCAATAATGTCTGACTCAATCTCAACATCTGTTACTGTGCTTGACAAAGACTTTTGCCAAACTTCATTTGTTGTAAAAGAAAATATAGTTTGACTTGGAATAGACCCAAAAACGTTATTTGATTGTGCTGGGAATACCCCAACCTCTGTTATGCCATATCTATCTGCAGATGGAATTTCTGCTGTAAAAATTATTTGTTGTTCTCCGTCAATCACATTTGTAGTTCTAGAGATAATTGGAAATCTATCCATTTCAAAATCCAGGCTATTTTTAGTTGCATAGCCACCTGCGGTTGCAGCAGAGCTTAGTGATTCGTCTGAACCCAAAACATTTGGTCCACAACCAACAGCAATGTGTGAAGCAAAAGCTGGTGTTTGACCAACTAAGTATTTTCCAAGCAGCTTAATTCCATTATTAGTTATCATTAGTATATTGTACCATCTTTCACTTCTTCTGGAAATACAAACTCTACCTCAATTTTTTCATTAGTAAAAATATTTTTAACGTGTATTGTTAGTGAGTTTGTTGCCTTGTCAAAAAAGACTACCTGTCTTTTATCAGAATCTGCATCTAAAGGATATTCTTGGTCTAACTCATTTTGAGTAGGAATATACTTTGTTATGTCCAAGTTAAATGTTGTAAGAAAATTAGAAACGTTATCTGCGTTTGGAGAAATCGCTAATGGGTTATATTGCAATGCAATATCAGACATATTTTTAATTGGAGAATAGTCTTGTCTTATACCATTAATTTCATCATGTCTGCTTAGTTTAGCAAG